GCATCTCTCAATTCATTAGCAACAATAGCTTCATTAACAATATCCTCAATCGCCATATCACACTCGGGGTGTAATGCTACTTCTCTGTATCTTCGTATTAAATCAGCCTCACTTTTTGCTGTACCTTCCATATCGAGGTACTGACCAAAATAACCTCCAGCCGCAACAGTTTGTGTACCGTCATCTGCTTGGGTTGTTGTGAAACTTTGTTTTGGATCGGCTTGTTTTCTAGCCTTTGTTATACTAAATCCGAATAATTCTGCCATAATAATCTCCTTGTACTACTACTTATAAGAGTTTAAAAAGAGGGGCCGGAGCCCCTCTAATATTAATATTAAGTTGTAGTGTTTGTTTCAAAGAATTGGTAATTGAAAACTACTGGAAAAGTTTCGATTGAAGTCTTTTCTTCGTAATCTAAATCAATTGCTCCTATACTTGTTGGGAATGCCCCTCTTAAAGTATAAGATTTAACTGTATTACCGTTTCTATCTAAATGATCAATAAATGCGTCTACTTGATAATCAACCGGATTTGTTAATCCTTCGTTATCAGACATATTATTGATACCATTTTGCCATCTTTCGAAAGCATTTCTCAGCTTGAAGTTAGTATCATTGTAACAAGTTACAGACCATTCTTCAAATGTTCTATCACCCGCAATTTTGATATTTCTACCTCTGAATGGAACATTTACAAGTCCCACTGTCATTGCTGGAATTGAAGTTGCTTGGCATAAAAATGCTAAGTCTTCTATTTCTCCACCAACTTGTGCGTAACCAGGAAAAGGCATTGTTACCTTAAACTGATTGGCTCTTGCGCCACCGCCAGCAAGTTTAGCTTTGAAGTCATTTATATTTGGCATTGTTTATTTCTCCTTTTCTAAACTTACCCACCAGCCACTTCGTCAAACGAAACGCCAGTACGTGTTGCGATGAATGATAATGTAATAAAGTTGATACTTCTAGCTGGTTTAATAAATATCTCAGCTATAAATTCATTTCTATCAATTACTTCACCTGTGTTATTAGTTTCATCACATACTACTAAAAAGTCTGTGATACCTCGTCTACCTTGTACTTCTCTTAAAAAAGGTTCTACAATGTTTCTAAAGTTCGCTCTTGTGAATTCATCATTGAACTCAAACAATTGGAATTTAGAAGCAGTTGCTATTGCCTTTTCTAATACAATAAACAATCTTCTTACGTTTATTCTATCAAAAGCAGACGGTGCTGATAATCCAGTTTTATCACCGAAAAGAACTGTACCTTGTCCTGGGAAAAATGTCACAGGATTTACTCTCTTAGGATACAATTGATCTCTTTGTGCTTTAGTTGGATTGTAAGCAAGTTTAACTACGCCTCTTACTTGACCTCTGTTAAATCCAGCAGGTGAGTACCAAGCGTCAGCTGTTAAGTCTGTTCTAGCAGCCAAACCAGCCATATCACCATTTAATGGTACATATCTATATACGTCATTATATCTGTCGTACATATATTTGTAACCACTATCAAAAACAACATATGAAGAAGAATTAATATCTTCATAGAAGTTAATAATATTATTAGTGATTGTAGTTGTATTAGTTATATCAACAACGTGGTTTCTTGGAGGAGAAACAAACGCAATAGCGTCTTTTCTATCTTCAGCGATTTGTAAAAGATCACTTACATGATTTTTACCATCAGCTGGAGTTCCAATTGTTTCATTAGGTGTTTTACCACCAATGATTAAACCAACGTCAACAGTTTCAGCGTCACTAAATTTCTCGTAAGCAGTTTTTAATTGGCCAGCTGTTACTGCTGAACCATTAGCTCCTGCTGACAATGAATTTGTCACTGGAATTGTAATTGCTGATGTAGCGTTAAAGTCTTTACTCACTACTGAAACACCAAAACCATTAGTTGCACCTAAAGTTGAGTGATCCATCCAGAAAATGTATGCTGATCTATTAAAGATAACATCTGAATAGTAGTTTGTTCCACCTTGACTTGTTTTTGCATCAGAACCTTTTGATACTTTAGAGTAAGTTTCAATAACTTCGCCAACAGTACCTGAAATTCCACCATCTTCGTCAATGACTACAATATGCATCTCATCATTAGCGCCGCCTCTTGCTGAAGCATAAGGTGATGTACTTGGAGCACCGTCAACAAAATCATAATATTGCCATCTTCTTCTAACGTTAACACCGTTAGTTAAAGGAGCATGTAATCCACCAGTTCCTGATTCTTTTCTAACGAAAGTGACAAGTTCTGTTGATGTATTGTTTGCTGTTACTCTATATTCGTGTCCGTCTGTATAATCGTTTGTAGCTGCTGTAGTTGAAAACGATATAATATCGCCAACGATTATGCCATCCGAAGCTGCTAAAACTACTGTAGTGTCGCCAGTTGCTGTAGCTGCGTCATTTACAGTTGTTACTGCTACTGTTTCAAAAGCAGCAGCGGTGTCACATACAGAAACAGAAAGGTTATTACCCCATGTTCCTGCTGTTCTAGCTGCCCAAGATCCCACAGAACCTTGTCCTGTAGAATAGTTTGATTGATAGTCTTCGTTATTGCTAATTAATACGGTTCCAGCGCCCGCATTAGCATTGGATATACTTGTGTTAGTTGTTCGTACTACTCTCAAAGCATTAGAGTATTGTAGAAAATTAGCGGCAGAAAAAAAGTATTCAAAGTTAGTTGAATCTGGTTTGCCGAATGTATCTACAAGCTCTTGTTCACTAGAAATAGCCACAACCTCATCTAAGGGTCCTTTATTAAAAGTACCAGCAATAGCACCAATTGATGTTGATACTGCGGGTATAACTCTAGTTAAATCTTTTTCTTGTACGAGAACGCCTGGTGATACTTGAAATGCCATAGGTTTATTCTCCTGTTATTTGTTTTGTTAACATTTGTTTATTGTTCAAAAATCGTATTATTCATACGCCCATAGTCAAAGTTTCATTATACAGATATTTATAATAACTCAAAACTACATACCTTTTCTTATCTCAACAGGAGACCATACATCTCCATATTCATCTACTGTTGTGTCATCATGTTCGTTAATACCATCATCTAAAAATCCAAAAGGAGCCATATCCTGTTCTATCAAATTCTGTTGATCCACGTACATTTGTTGACGAGCATTTGTATTGGTTAGCTCTTTAAAGTAAGCTTGATTAGACAACCAACCAAACATAACACAACACATCATTAAATCATCATTGGAACCGTCTTCAGCCTGATAACTTTGTCCTCTTTTGGTAAAGGTTGAAATCTCCTCAATAATCTTAAATGAATTGACTAAAACTTTATCACCCTCAATAAGTGTCTTTATATTAGCACAACCTATTCTCTTAATCTGTTTGGTCATTCTTACACCTAATGAAGAACCACGGCCGCTGTACATGGCACCTAAGACTTGTCCAGCACGACCTTTCTGTGTGGTCATCAATATATTATCATATTCTATTTCAAATTGTAGCGCTTCAGCAATCTGTTGACCAATGTCATTAACTTCCGTTAAGATATGAGCATGATTATAACCTTTACAAACTTGTTCTATAATATTTGGAAAAACAAAAGGTTTAACTTCATTATTTTTATAAATGGCCACAACCTTAAAAGGCATTTGTGTTACATCAAATACAACAAAGGCAGAATAATCTTTATCAACACCTCTCGATACATCAACTGTACATACATAGGTACGTCCTTTAACTGGTGCTTCAAATACTTCTACACTACCTGAAGATTTTAAAGGATTCATGTAAGGCATATTTTTAATTTTAGCAGGACTTATAAGGGTATTAACAGAACCTAAAAACTCACATTCAAACTCTTGCTGAAATTGTTCCTCACTTGTGTTACGTATTGTTTGTTCTTTCCAAGCTTGATCTCTGCCTGGTACCTCGGACCAATGTACTTCAATTGGTATATAATCATTTCGTTTATTTTCTGCATCTGTCCATAACTTATAAAACTGGTTCATACCATATGGTGTAGATACAATAATCATTTTAGTTTTACTACCAGCAGATATCGTAGGATAAACTGAACTAAAGAAAGACTCAGCAATATTTGTAGGTACGAATGCAAACTCATCAAGGAAAATAATATTATAAGAACCACCTCGAATGGCACTTGAAGATGTGGCAGCGGCGACTATTGTTGATTTGTTTTCTAATTCAATATTACCTTTGTTCCAATTGATTACACCTTGTTGTAACCATCTTGGTAAATTCTCATAAGCTAATTGTAAACGACCTAATATATCTCTAGCAGTTGAAGATTTGTTGGCAAGTATTGCTATGTTTGAATTAGGATTAAATAAAGCATAATGTAAAAGATAAGAAATTGTTGTAGTTGATTTACCAGACTGTCTAGGTAATTTACAAATTGTAAATCTATTATTGTGTATTGTTTCTACGATCTTCTTTTGAAAGCCATACATTTTAAATGGTACAAGACCTTCATCAAGTGATACAATACGAACATAGTTTTCCATAAAGTATAATGGATCACCAGCACACTTTTGATATTCTAAAATTTCTTCTTTAGAAAACTCTACAGGTGTGTTGACTTTTTTAAGCTGAGGATTACCGAGGTAGTGGTCACTCATTTAAGATTCCTTAATATTTTTATCTTCAGGTGTAATGTCTTTAACTTTTTTTGTTTCATCTTTGTTTAACATCTTTTGTAATTCTGCTGTAGATCCAATAAAGAGAGCATTTTTAATTTGTGGACTTGCTGTTTTTGGTAAATCTTTTAAGTCTTTTAATTTTTTTTGTAAATCTTGTAGTTTATCAACTGTATCAGCAACATTTTTAATTAAAACACCAGCAACTTCGAATGCCCTTGGATGTTGGCCTTCTTTAGCAACATCAAGTATTCCTTCTATGGCTTCTTGTCCTTGCTGAATTAAATTGTAGTAGTTTTCTCTACTGTATTTGTAGTCGTTATCAACATCATCTTTATCAGTTTCCTCTTTTCGTGGAACTAAAGGTTTGAAGTCTTGTTTAACTATTTCATTTTTAGGCTCAGGTTTATCTATGCCTAAAATCTCATTTACTTTGTCTTCCAGTTTTGTCATAATATAATACTATTTATTCGTCTGTATCTGTTGATGGATTATAATTTTTACCATCTGTAAAGTTTGTTATTGTTGTTGTGAATCCAAAATCATCATCAGCGTCTGCGCTAGTAGGATTCGGTGTAATGACTATTCTTTCTTCTCTTGTTGATTCTGGTGTATCTGTAAATAGATCAGATTGTACTTCTTTAATAACTTTTTGAGTATTCGCTGGCCCAAATAGATATGTTTTTGCAGTAAAGTTTAATGTGTATATTACTGCTCTACGACTTGTGTAATCACCACTATAACTATCTTCGTAATTAACGTCATTAAGAACAATAGGCACATCTCTTTTTATATCGAGTTCTGGTACTGCGACAACGGTGACTGTATAATCAGGTTGAAAGAATGGTAGTATTTGTTCTACTATTTGTAGACCACTTTCAGCAGTTGCTGTAAATATGTTTAGTGTGTAAGATATGTTATAAGGAACAGGTGTGTAATTATAATTCATTACTTTACCATCTTTACCTGTCTTAACAGTTTTGTATTTTTGTATTCTTGTTAACTTACGAGAACTATCATAAGAAATACCGGATATCTCAAAACTCATTCTTGGAAGTGTGACAGCAAATTCTCTTTTATCTAAATCTGGTTGTTGATCTAATCTTGTTAAAAACTTTTCTTTTGGAGCATATGCTAATGGTACAGCAATAGATTGAATTGTATTTCCAGATGCATCTTTGTTTTTAATTTGTATTTTATTAAACAGTTGGCCAAATGCCACTGTCATTCTTCTCATACTCTCGTTGTAAAAATATCTACCGAACATTAGAAACTACCTCTATCAGGATCACCAAAAGGATTTCTTTCTTGGAAATCTAATATATCATCAGCTGTAGAAGCTGTATCAAAACCAGCTTGACTATCTAAATCTAAATTATCAGCGTAATTGGATTGTGTTTGTATAGAAAAATCTTCATTAATAAAGTAATAAGATTCTCCATCAGCACTATCATTTTCTAATAATAATGAACCTGTTGCGCCTATGTTTTCACTTATAGTTACAGTAGGACTTAATCCAAGATAACTTGAACCATCTACAGTAATGTTTATTTTTGTTAATACACCAGAAGTTAAAACACCAGCAGCCGCTGCTGTTACTGCGACACCTGTTCCACTAACTGCAATACTTGTTATAGAAGAAATATCCGTAATTGTAGGAGTAGTTATTGCTGTAATTCTACCGTTGGTTAATGACACAGCTGCAGAACTATTTGTTTTAGTTGTAGTATCTGTTGCCACATAAATTAATGTAACAGTTGGTACTAAACTATAACCACGACCTGGGTTACTAATAGTAAATGAGGATAATGTACTACCAGATAAGTTTGCTGATACTACACCATTTATTGTAGCAGATGGTGCTGAAATTGTAATCGTAGGAGCTGTTGTGTAATCTTCTCCACCAGAAATAATTGGTATAGAAGTAACTTGGTCACCGGTAACTACCGGAGAACCTAACACGGCACTAAA